ATCAGACACAAGGTACAAGGCAAGGATGGCCAAGTCGACCGTGTTGCTAACGAGTTCCGTAAGATATTCACTATGGACTCCTTTGCGCTCGAAAAGGCCTATCTGGCCAAAGAAAACCCCCACAAACACGCTGCACAGAGACGCCTCGCCGCTGTCAATATGGCACACCTCATCGCCGGACGGTTGGGTTTGCCAATCTACGACGAGCAGATGTCACGCCGCAGCTTGCAGAGGGGTTACCAGGGTTGCCGAACAATCATGGACGTTAAAGACGCTTGCTCTTACGTTGCCGAAAACTTGAGGTACGAAGGGCCGCCGTCCGGATGTCTAGTGACACACATCGACACATTCACCCACAAAAGTGTCAGAGATGCTAATGCCACCCTATCTGATGGCAATATCCATTTCATATACACGTGGAACCCCACATGTGTCGCTGGCAATTCCGATGAGGCCCTCTTTCGCTATGACGACGACGGCTCTTTCATCACCGACGTTGAAGGCTCCGCACCATATAGCGATAGCCTCTGGGACTTCGAAGGCGATTCTCTTGTGACCTATTCGCACGAGACATCCCACACTCCCACGTCGATCGCGAGCTCTGCCCTGGTCGCCGCCATCCTCCACAAAGCACGCAAAGCCACCTCGGAATACCCTTCCATCGAAGCCGCTTCGACTTTATCGCTCTGCTCTGCGGCCACATCAATTGTGCCGTTTGCCATGAGCCACAAGGTCATCCGGCTTGACGTGGGGGAACACCGCACTGTGGTGGTCGTGGTGCCAAACTGCAAGTTCAAAGGCCTCGCCGCTTACGCGCGTCCATTCCTCCGAGATGCAGCCTTGCGCCCGCGCAAACCTATTGTGGGCTACACCAAAGGTGGTCACAAATTCCTGGCCGAAAAACGGAAAAGTCCCAACGGCTACTCCGTCGCTTTCCACGAGTCCCACCTCTCCCATTTCATCGACGACCCAGTTAGCGATGTTACCAAATCCCTCACTACGGATAAGGGTCCGCCTAGCATACCCAACGTCCGTGTCACCACGAAGTTTGAGGGAACCGAAGCAAACCGAGTCGCCGTCTCCTTGGCTATTGCAATAAGCCACCGCACACGGGCCATTCCTAGCTATTCCAGCAACTATGGTTTTTACGAGCTACCCACGATCATCCGTCAAGACGATGAATCGCTGGCCGATGGACTCAAAATCAAACCGGTCATGGCCCATGGAGCCATGCCCCCGATCGTCAAAGGCGGCGCATACATCCACGCTAGGTCTGAAGCACAGACCCGTGACTTTGTGAAGCGTCGTCTGCGTGATCCTGCTGGAAAGGTGCACTCTGTTTTCACACCCGACGTCGTCATGTACATAGCCGAGTTTGCCAAGCACATTAGAAATACTGTGTTAGGCGAGCTAAACGAAGGCTGTCTCGACATGGTTAGTGAGAAGAGTACGCCGACTCCCGGAACAAGTCGCAGCTCAACAAGTTCAACGAAGTCATGCCCATTTATGACATCCACAACTTTGATGACAGGAGTGGCTTCATGAAAAGAGAGATTCTGTCGAACCCCACCAAAGCTGGCCGTGGTATCTGCATGTATCCCCCAGAAAGCCAAGCACTAGGCGGCCGCATCGCCCTAGCGTATGCTGCTGCAATGAAGATGTGCCCCTGGATGGCCTGTGGGCTGAACCCTGCCGAAACCGTTGATGCCGTAGTGTCAGTTTGTGCTGGCGCCGATTACATCACCGATACTGACTTCACTGCTCAGGATGCAACCATCGACGCCAACAAACGGAGCGTCGAACTTATGTTGCTCTTGCAGCTTTTCGACAGCCCTTTGCACGACCTGATCCAGGACTGGCACTACACGGACTACTTCGGTTGCGTCATATACGGCGACCCGGGCACGAAACGCGAAAAGCACGACTTCGAGTGCTCCCGTGGAAGTGGAAGCCCTTTCACAACCTTAGGTAACACGCCACTTACCGGCCTGTTTGCCTACACCGCCCTACGAATCTCCGGGAGAACGGAGAAAGAAGCGTGGGGCGATCTCGGCATTTATTCCGGTGACGACGGAATCACTGCCAACCTCCCTCCTGAGGCCTGTGACCAGGCCGCCCTAGTACTGGGATTTCTTGTCAAGTCTGCCTGCAAAACCAGGTACATCCCCTTCCTAGGGCGCCACTATTTCGACCCACTCAGTGGAAGCAGGTCGAGTATCCAGTCGCCATTGCGTACAATTTCAAAGCTGCACGCCACGCTCCTCAACGTTGAGGAATTCACCGCCGAAGAAACAGTTCTTCTGAAAGCCATCTGCCTGCAGGTGACCGACAGGGACAGCGATTTCTTCGGTGATTGGTCCCGTAAGGTACTTCACGACGCACAGAAAGAGCAATCGTCATCGCTCAGAAATCTGGAAGCTAAAGTCTTGAAATACCCCGGGTTACATCCTTATTTTGCCATCAAAGCGCTCCAAACCCAAACAACCTTCGAGAACAACCAGGCGACTTCATAGAACTATTCCATGAAGAGATGCCAGAGTTCGATTGGAGTTCGTTTGAGGCATGGTTGAGCGTAGGCTCCGGCCCCTGCCCAACACTCTGGGAACACCCCGAGACCTCAGATGAGGCAATGGTGGAGGTCGGACCAGTCACACTTGCGATGCAAGGTGTCGACGATTATGCGCACAAAATCGAGTACCCAGGACCGCCAGCGACAACGATCCTAAACCCCCTGCC